AGAACCATTCGCTAAGTCACTGTTAAATATAACTAATGTGTTTAGAGGTGCTGCGGGTAGAAAGTTAAACTCCATCGAATTACACGATGTCATGTGCTACATTGGCGAGTGCGTTGTGGTCGGGGGTGTACGGAGAACGGCGATGATAAATCTGTCCAACCACAGCGATGAACGTATGCGTCACGCCAAGATGGGTAACTGGTTTGTCGAGAACCCCCAACGATCCTTGGCTAACAACTCTATCTGTTACACTGAAAAGCCTGACGTTGGCGCATTCATGCGTGAGTGGAACGCAATATATGAGTCGCGATCTGGAGAGCGGGGTATCTTTAATAGACAAGCCTGTAAGGACATGGCCCCAGAGCGTAGGGACATAGACCATGAGTTTGGCACAAATCCTTGCAGCGAAATCGTACTTAGATCAGCACAATTCTGTAACCTTACAGAGGTTGTGGTAAGACCTGAAGATGACTATTCAACTTTAGAGGCTAAGGTAGAGGCCGCTACAATCTTAGGTACTCTACAGTCAGCACTCACTGACTTCAAATTCTTACGCAAGGTGTGGAAGAATAACTGTGAGGAGGAAAGGTTGCTGGGAGTTTCATTAACTGGTATATGGGACAGCGAGTTTTTTAAAGCCAACTACCAAGGAGACATCGAGCGATTAAAGAGCCATGCTATAGCGGTGAACAAACAGTGGGCTACTAGGCTGAAGATCAACCCTGCTACCGCTATCACCTGTGTCAAACCGAGTGGGACGGTCAGTCAATTAGTCAATAGCGCGTCAGGATGCCATCCGAGACACAACCGCTGGTATCTCAGGAGAGTTCGTAATGATATTAAAGACCCACTGGCTCAGGTAATGATAGATGCCGGTGTGCCTTATGAGGTAGACAAGTTCAATAAGGAAACCTATGTATTTGAGTTCCCGATAGCCTCTCCAATAACGTCTACAACTCGACACGACATCACGCCGTTCGATCAGTTAGAGATGTGGAAGAAGTTATCTATGTGTTGGTGTGAACACAAGCCTTCAATGACTTGCTACATACCAGAGGATCAGTGGCCGCAGGTCGGCGCTTGGATATGGGAGAACTGGGATGTGGTAAATGGTATCTCGTTCCTGCCATCGGCTGATGAGGGCCATGTATACGAGCAAGCCCCGTACGAGGACATAACAGAGGAAGAGTACGAGGCAAGAGAGAAACTAATGCCAGATTATATCAACTGGAGTTTTGAGGAGGACATGGATAACACAACCGCTAGTCAGGAAGTGGCCTGTTCAGCGGGAGTATGTGAGATATGACTAGACCAATTGTTTCCGATAAAAATTTCGAGAAACGTATAAGGCAAGACGCTCTTAAAAGGAGCGGGGGAGGAATTGATCATGAAGGTTCATCATTCGATCCGTCCGCAGAATGTTTCGATAAGAAACACTACTATCAGTATATTGAGAATGGTTACGAATGGATAGCCGCAGTAGGTCTATGGTATCGTGACGATGACGATTATGACGATGATTGGGAAGAGATGGGTGGAATAGACCCAGCCCTTGCACCCAACCATGATTGGGATAATGACCCAGTAGGTTTCCGATGATCGAGAAGAAAAAGCGCTGGGTCAACAAGAAGTACACTAACTGGGTAGCCACCCTTCCTTGCTCTAACTGTAGAATAGAAGATGACACCATTGTGGCGCACCATCTAAAACACATATGGTTTCCCCACGGGGGAGGAGGCGTAGGAATGAAGGCTAACGACTTCCTTGCTATGCCCATGTGCTATACCTGCCATGATAAGGTTCACAACGGGGACAGAGACATCATAGAATTCCAGCCAGACTTTATCTTCAGTACGCTTGACAAGGCGTTCAGAAGTGGGGTATTATCCGCAACATGATTGACCATCTAGAAGCCTTACAGTTCATGCACGACAACTGTGAGCAACTTGCTGAAGCGAAAGCCCAGAAGGAGCAACTCAAGGAGTTTAAAAAGATTGAAGCAGCCCGTCTGTTTCTTCTTGCCCCTAAAGGGTCTGTGGCTGATAGACAAGCCCACGCTTTGACACAGGGGTCATACCTAATTGTCGTTGACGGAGAGAAGGAAGCGATAAGGAAAGAACATTTACTCGCCATGCAGTTTAAAACGATGGAGGCTACGATAGAAGTGTGGCGAACTATGCAAGCGAATGCTCGAACGGAATCAAGGATTTTATAATGAATCCAGACGAGTTGACTGAAGAGCAGTGGTATCATAACGATCAACTACTGCAACAACAACAGGAGAACGAAGCACAGATGGACTTTAAACCTAAAGATAACCAAATTCGACTGTACCACAATAGTTTCAAAACTCTTGATAAGCACCCAGATTGGACGGGTGACGGTATGGCGAAGGGGGTTGTAGTCAAGGTAGCAGGTTGGAACAACACCTCCCAAAATGGAAAGGACTATGTTAAAGTTGACATAGACTTTGACCCTGACGCTTATAAGAGGAACGGCGGAGATCGCTCAGAAACCCCTCAGAAGTCGATGGATGCTGGGAGCCAGTGGGATTAACATGACAGACGAGTCGTTTACTCATACTGTTTTCTTTGCTAACGGGGAGACTCAAGGTATAGACTTCTTTCCTGAAGGACATATCTACAGGCTCTCCGGTAGTGAGGAGGTTATCCCATCCGCAACCCAGATACTTGGGGTTATAGCAAAACCCGCTCTTGTATATTGGTCTGCTCTTGAGGCAAGCAAGTATTTCAAGAAGCAGGTTGTAGAGGTGACCGCCCCAACGGAGATGCCTTTGTACTCCCTAAGCGGTCTGTCGGTAGATGAGGTTGCTAAGGGTATGGTGGAGTCGCATAGGACTATTGCAAGCGATGCAGCCGATATAGGAACTTCTGTTCATAAGTACATTGAGGAGTGCATTAAGTTTAAACTAAGGGGTAAGGATGCACTGACCTACGATTCCTTACCGGACGAGCCAGATAACAAGCAAGCGCAAAATTCTATCAGCGCCTTCAGGAAGTGGTACGCAGACAACAACGTCAAGTTCATCTCCGCAGAGGAGAAGGTATACCATCCTGAACTGAAGTATGCTGGGACTGTGGATGCTGTAGCGGAAGTTAATGACGAGTTCTGTGTGATAGACTTTAAAACTTCCAGTAAGACTTACCCGGAACATCACATTCAATGTGCAGCCTATGCTAAGGCGATTGAATTAATCTATGATCGAGAGGTCGAGTGTACCTACATTCTTAGGCTCGATAAGAAAACTGGCAAATGCCAAGTGAGTAGGTCAGATCAGATAGGAGAGGACTTTGTAGCCTTTCGCGCTGCAATAGCCTTACAACGCAGACTAAAAGGAGGGCTTCATCGTGGCAAACGTAAAAATTCTGGCTGAGATGCTTTGTTTCCATGTGGATGCTGCGGTAGCAGTGTCTGAGTACCTTCTTGATGAAGGAGAACAACTGCCTGTTATAAAAGCGATCTTGAAAAAGAGAGGTTCTGAGTCAGAATCAGTTGAGCAACACGCTCTGTGGGAGACAGTGAAAGACCTTCTGGATAAGCCAAGCCTTATTAATTGATGAGCGGACAGTTCCTAAGAAAGGCGGTAAACGACCACTGTAAGGAATGTATCTACGACCCTGTTGAGGATGGTACATGGCTTAAACAGGTCGAAAACTGTGAGATGCACACCTGCCCCCTATGGAGGGTTAGGCCAGTGACGCAAACCTCAAAAAACGGCCTTAAAGGCCATTCAAATGACCTTGGAGAGCAGATATAATGAACCTACTGGTTATCGGTGACCCTCATGCAAACCCAGACTATGACAATGATAGATTTACAGGGTTGGGGGAGTACATCGCTCAGGAGAAACCGGAGTATGTGGTGTGCCTTGGGGACATGGCTGACCTGCCTTCCCTATCTTCCTACGACAGGGGGACAAAGGGGTTTGAGGGTAGGCGGTACAGTAAGGACGTTGCGGCAGTAATTGATGCCCAAGAAAAACTGTTCGCTCCCATAAAAGAACTTAATAGGATGTTGTTAAAAAAGAAAGTCAAGCAGTACAAGCCTAAACTCTACATGACATTAGGCAACCATGAGGACAGAATAACTAGGGCTATCAATAGTTCGCCTGAACTAGACGGCGCAATATCTATTGATGATCTTCAGTACAAGAAGTTTGGCTGGAAGTGTACTCCATTCAAGGAGTGCTTAACCATAAAGGGTATCTCGTTCAGCCACTACTTTACAACCGGGGCAATGGGCCGCCCTATCTCAGGCACTAACATAGGTAACTCAATGATGAACAAATTACATTGCTCTGCTGTGCAGGGACATAGCCACCTTATCAGCCACCAAGAATCCACCAAGCCTGATGGACAAAAGATATTCGGACTGAGTGCGGGGTGCTATTCTCACCCTTACTACTCAGAGAACTGGTGTAGGGATACAGAGTATCAGTGGTGGAGAGGCGTAATCACTTTGGAGGGTCTGGATGGCGAGGGGTACTACGATGCCATACATTCGATTACCCAGAGAGCAATACTGCGGTGAACATTGTACTCAACAGTGCAGAGCAAATTGTTTGTAAGTCTCTTGCTCTTATGAGATACGAGATTGCTAGGGCAGTTGGAAGGAAGGATCAGCAGATAGGTAACCAACCATCATGGCAAACTGATGAGGATGGTATAGGCGGGGAAATTGCAGTAAGCCGTGTGCTAAACGTATACCCAAGCCTTGTGTTAAAACCGGATGCTGGATGGGACATACTGTACAACGGACATAAGATAGATGTGAAAACTACGAGGTACAAAGCAGGAAGGCTGCTGGCTAAATTAAACGCCAGAGATGACGAGGTTAGCATTTATTTGCTAGTAACTGGAGTGTTCCCCGAATATACTATTGTAGGATACGCTACGAAAGAACAACTTATAGCGAAAGAGAATATCATCGACTTGGGACACGGCCAAGGCTATGGATTAACTCAGGATAAGTTACTGAATATAGCCGATCTGTACGCAAGAGTTACTTGATAAACCCATCTAAAGCACAGGAAGAGGAGTGGGCTGAGAGTAGAAGGATGCACTTTGGACTGTACTGCTGGAAGCGTAAACTACAACAGGCTCCTAGCGGCGCTTTCTGGAGTGCTATATTTGAAAAGCAGTGGGGGATTCCACTTGCGAAATTCGCTGAACAGCAACGACAGCGCCAGAAGGAAAGCGAGTAAGGCCATAGTAGATAGGAGGGTCACCCTCCCCTGTGAAATCATCTGGGTCTTTCGTATTGGCGATCAGGATCGTGTCATCATCCTGACTTATTAGCCATCCAACAGAAAAAAGGGTGGGGCAAGATATCTCCTGCTCCCACCCTGCTGTTGCGATTATGTCGCGCCATTCGACTACGACTAATTCTTTTTCTTTCTTTCCAGTGGGCCGGGCAGTATCCATCCTAGTACCATAGGTGCTAAAACAATTAAAATCAAAGCCCATCCACCCATCTGGATAAGTGAACCCAACAATGACCAAAAATTATCTGGTGCGCAATCCATATTACCTCCTGTCGTACTGTATGATATCTCCGTCACCACATCGGTCACAAAGGCACTCGTCATGGCTCCCGCTATGGGAGCAAGTACACCCCCCGATAAGACAGTCCCCGCAGTCGCACCCAATGCCGCTCCCGTTGCTACGACCGTTGCTTTCTTTACTGTTGTACATCCTACTGCGAGTCCACAGATGGCGATGGTGAGCCATAGACTGCGGCCAGTACGAATAGAACTGCCACTGCTATCGTTATGCCCCATTTTGCTTTCGGACTTAATGCTTGAAACTTTGCCCACATAAATATCTCCTATCCTATTTTAATTGATGACCCACATCCACAACTTGATATATGTTGAGGTGGTTCGACTACAAATCCAGTGTTGAATGCAGTTTCATCCAACGTCAACTTACCCCCTATCAAATATGTCTGAGACGTCTGGTCTGCGAATATCACGTTGGCTGTCCCGCCAATACTCAATGCGTCTGAACTCATCAAGTCCACTTTGCTTAAAACAACGGTCGCACCACCGCATCCACCACCCACTAACCCAATCTCTAATAACTCGCCATCCTTTAACAAGTCGTTCAAGTGCGCCTGTGCTGGCTCTGTGACATTCATTCATTTATTCTCTCTTGGATACGCCACATAAGTCTAGTGGTTGTCCTAGTCATCACGCATGGAACAAGAGCGTGGACAAAAGCACAAGCACTCCCAACCAGCAGGCAGCCAGAATAATACATGGCTTTTCGTAAGTGTTGCAAATACGTTTCATTTTGTTCCTTCAGGTGGCTATCCATTATCTCGTATAACTCCTCGTAGATCGTTTTCTTTTCCGCACCAAGGGCAGAACCATTCTCGTGGCTCCATAAATTCTTCAACAGCAATGCTCCACCAACCCTTGCAGAACGAGCAAACAAAGTGGTGGATTATCTCAGTGTTCATTTGATTATACTGGCAACAACCTCGTTACCTTCCCAGTTAGTTTTTAACTCTACTGTACGTTTTTCACAGGCATAGCGAGTTGTTCCAGTATCATTATCTTTCCAGCCGTTACGTTTCAGTGTTCGTTTCATTTGCAAGCACCCACTCATACCCATACGCTCCCAACCAGAAGAGGTTTCATGGTGACCCATAAACTCTATCACAGAGCCATTAAGGTATAAGACAAGAATGATCATTGTTAATTGCATTATATTGTATTATTTCCGTTAGCCTTCATCTCAGCCTGTTTATCCTTGAGCGCCTCAACATGACGTTCTAGGTTCTCTATTCGCTGTTTGAAAAAGTCCAGCGTCAATGCCTGTTGCTGATCGTATGGTGCTTTGCCAGTTTCTATAACAACTTGTAGTTTAGAAAACTCTTTTGCTAGATGTTCTAACAACATAAATTGTTCAGCGTCTGCCGGGAGCGCACCGAGTTCACCTCTAGGCCACTTGATCCTGAAGTTTTCATTCTGCTCCACTGACTTCTGCATTAGGATTTGATTGGTTTCTAATTTGTTCAGTCTTTCCTGTAATCCGAACCAAGCCCATGTTCCTAGTGCAACCGCTGTTGCCAATCCAATTAAATTCCGTATCGGTAGCCCGACGCTCGTATGATCAGATAAACTTACAGTTTCTTTACTCATTTTTTGTCGTTAAAGAGTTGAAATAGTGTGCGTACTTTCTCCTTTAGTGTTTCTACATCTGTCCAGAGTCTGCTTAGTACAAAAATTAATGTAACCAAACCTATGAATACAGGCCATAGAGTTCCAAGGATATCAACCAAGACAAGACTATCACTCACTTGCCTATCTTGACTTCAAGTCTATTAATACAATCTATGATTCTATCTACTGCAACATCAAAGTCTTTCTTACTGACGTATTCGGTTTGGACATAAGTTATTCTTTCATGAAGTTTCTTATCTTCTGATGAGAGTCTATCAGTTAGCGCGAATATCCTACGCAAGATGAATCCACCAAGCAGTACCATACCTCCGAACATCATATCGAATAGAACTGGCGCTTCCACTAGGCCTCATTCCATTTGACAGCAGGTGGTGGCTTAGGAAAGTTTGGGTTAGGGTTTAGACTGAACGACATACCCGGCTCACTAGCACCGTTCCACATGATGCATGATTCTTCCGCATCCTTGCTTGACTTAGTGACCACTAGCGTAGAGGTGGACTTATCCTTGTTGGTAAACCACACCATCGTAGTAGCAGGACTCATATAGGACATCATCACCGGAGCCTCCTGATAGTCCTGTGCTAGTAGTTCTATTACCCTAGCGAAACTAGGGAAGCAGTGAAGCAGGATAGGGACTTGTTTGTCTACCATGTCCTTTGGTCTTTCCACCTGTGCTAACAGGGGTGTGCTGATAAGGGCTAGTGTTAGTAGTATGTTTTTAAGGCATTGCATCAAGGAGTCCCTCAACTTTCCTACTAACCCCTTCTGGGAGTAGTGTTTTTTCTTTATAAGGCATGGAGTCAGGCTGCTGTGGTGTGAATGTCGCTTTTATCAAGTTAGAAAGCCTTAGAAGGACTGTAGCATCTTTTGGAAATCTGCTGTGGTACGTCCCATGCAACTCCTTTAAGACGGCTGATAGTTCTGCTGGCTCTGACACGGTTAGTAAGCGATTCATTTCTTCTGCAACAATCCTGTTGTTTGACTTGCTAACAAACCTAGAAAGTTCAACCATATCCCTCGCTGCTGCAAACTCTGGGGAGAATTTGTATGCGGGTATCTTCGCAAACAACCTCCATAGGTATCCATTAAAATCAGAGGGAACCATAGATTTTCCAATAGTAGGATCAGCAAATGCAGAGGCCATTTCATTGCCTCTTTTTAAGTTATGTAACTCTGCCAGAACATCTCCGAAAGTGTCTGTGTCAGGAAACATAGGCTCTATCTTTCTCCTAATACTATTATTAGAAAGTATCTGTTCTGGAGTTATGTTTTGTGACTCTATCTGTTCAATCAAACTGGATTTAAATACCCTTTGCTGGTCAGGGGTGTAACTATTGTAGATTTCCTTTACCTGAATAGGGCTAGTGGCATCGCTTGTAAGTGCGGTTCTACCAAACTCTGATGCTTTCTCCACGCCCTTATGGGTAGAGAATTTTGCATCGGCTAGGCTAAAACTGTCGGGTGCGGTGGCTTTGAGTTTTGCATCATAAGTATCTCTTAAAGTTGATAAAGTGCCGTATTCTTTTCCGCCAGCCTTCTTTGCCTCTGTCACCAAGGTATCCAATGCGTGTCTGATATCATGCAGTGTTTTTATGTCTGCGGCAGCATTCTTATTCTCTCCTATGTATCTCTTGTTACCAGTCGAGTCTGTTTCGACTACTAGTTGGCCCTTTTTGTCACCAGACCCATGTTTTAGAAGTTTCCATCCCCTTTCCCTTAAACTAGAAGCATTATCCCCCCAAGTTGATTTTGGAATGTACCGCTGACCCTTTGTAAACATCTCGTAGGTGGGTAAATGCTGGCTTATCCCATGAACAGTCCTGTCCCAATCCCGAGAACCAATATCATCACCCCTGCTGTGAACTGCCTTTTTGTAGGCTGCTTTAAGCGATGGACTATCCTCAAACATCTCTACAAATCCCGGCCTATTCCTTGTTCCTGAAAGGCCCACAGAGATAACTTCTCCAGCATCGTCAAAGTAGGAGGTATTATAATACTCTTCCCATATTGGCCTACTTCTAGATTCAATCTTTGTCAGCGCCCTTTCCCCGGTGAAGGGTATCGGCGGGTTATCAATAAGTCCTCTTCTTAATGAGTGTGACACTAATTCTGGACTCAGCGCCTTTCTTGCCCCTAGGCGTCCAGCAGTCACTCCTCCTCCAACAGGCGCTTCACCCATTGCCCATCTAGCCAGACCGGGTAGCACAGGCTCTGATATAGACCTTCCTGTGTTTGGGTCAACCGTGGTTCTTCCAAGACTTTCAAATAGCATCTTGTTAGTGTTCGGCGCTACATTAGTTTCGCCGCGAGGAACCCCAGCGGTTGGAGACAGCCTCATAGGTGTTCCCCATATGTCGCTGTAGAATGGCTCATCCATTAAGGTGAACTTCCCTACACTGGGGGCTGATGTTTCTCCAGCCTTTCTAGCATTCAGCAGTCTTGACTGATCGGCTATGTCTCCCAAACTTCCCTGCATAGCAGACAGCACCATTTCCTGCCCTCGTTTAGCAAGCGTGGTTGGGCCGATATCTCCTCTCGATTTCCATGCGTTGCCGATTCCAGCAAGGCCACCAATCAACGGAGGTGCTGCCCCGCCCAGTAAAGCACCAAAATTCCCTGACCTAATACCACTAGGCGCTCTTTCTTCTAAAGAGCCTTCTCCTACACCAAGTCCATATCCAGCGCCTAAAGCGCCGCCTTTACCGGCAGACTCTAGGGTTTGTTTAGGCAGGGTTGTGGAACCCATCCTAAAAGGATGCAAGGTTTCCTGCATTCCTGTGACATAACTAGGTTTAGATGCCGCTCTTTGCATCGCTCCATACTGTCCTAGAGTTTTTGCAGAAGGCTCTACGGAGGCGACTCCCAGCCTGTTCCTGAGTGCGGCTTTAGCCACATGAGCCGCTGCGGCGGCGGATAGTAAGCCTTTAGCGGGGTTAACTATTGCATCAATAACTACTGGCAATGCAGCACCGACTGTTTCAGCGCCAATGGCTAAGTAAGGGTACTTGAGACTAAGCATATCCAATAGACCTCTTTGGTATGCTACTCCTTTTTTTACGGCTTCAGGATCACCACCGGACATAAACCCCTGTACAGTTCCAGCGATCTCATCTGTGGTTCCAAGGCTTCCTCCACTAGCAATATGGGCGGCTACACCTCCAGCGATCTCCCCCCAACTCATATCATACTGTCTGCGTAACGCCTCTCTTGTTATTGCGGAGCGCTGTTGGTCAGTGAAAGGACTGCCCTCAGCCTTAAATACTTCTGGGTAGAGTAGAAGTTTTATCGTTCTACCATCCCTGAGAACCACATCAACAGGCCGTCTACGCGCAGTCGCAAGCATGGAAGCGCCTTCCGTTCCTATACCCTCACTTTTGTAACCTTGTGTCATGGCGATAACCTAGATGGTACTGTCCTTTTGCGGGGCATCAAAGTTAATGTAGGATCGACTTCAGCCTTGGGTTTAGCGCCACCCGCATCCAGAGCGTCTAACATATCCGGTGCAGACCCAGTGGTGTTGATTCCTTCAGTTGGTGGTTCAATCCTACGAATATTGCCTTCTCCGTCCATTAACCTAGCCTTATCCCCATTCCACTTGTATTCAGTCATTCTATCGTATAAAGACTCGCTCGCCTTTTTCGGGAAAACTGTTTCAAATTGGAGTACCCCACCTGTCCATGCCTTTGGCGCGGTAATGGATTCATACATTTCCTTTCTGGTTAAAAGAAAGGTCTCAAATGCGTTACTGTACTCCTCAAAAACCGTTTCGGCTATGTACGCTAATTGATCTCTTTCCCAACCGGTCAAGAACTTCTTTTTACCTGTCAACAAACTCTGCTTTAACTTCTTTATCTCATCTGACCATCCTCCTAAACCGCTTTGGATAGTTTCTATATCCGACTGACGAATAACACCAGTAGGGTCTTTCAGTTTTTCAAGAGATTTTATAGCATCCAAATCCCCCCCGCTTGTTGAATTATTTAAGGCTGCGTATATGGTGTTTACCATTCTTTTTGTTCCATTGAAAGCGAGAACTTCCTTTGAAATAACCTTCGCCTCTTCAACCCTTCTTTTTTCCTGTCCAGTAGGCGTGTAACGCGCCTCGTTGATAGTTTCCCCTATCATTAGATTGCCGTCATCATCTATGGTGTCAGGCATTTTTGCTGAAACCCATGTTACATCTAAGCCCGGTGGCGGCTTCGACAGGTCAAAAGTGTCCTTTGGTCTGTCCGGAGCATCTCCGTAGTTGAGGTATTGGTAACCAGTTTCCTTCGCATCGTTGTACTCTTCAACAGAATTAATCGCCAACGGAACCCCAAGTTCATTGTATAATACACCGGGCATTGTAGTGGGGTACTTCCAATCTGGATTGGCTTGCTCTATCTTATCAGTCATAGCGTCGATAGTTGCTGAGCCTATTTCATTATCTGCAAAAAACTGATACATATCTCCAAAGTTAGTGAACCCGTCCATCGCCTCTAAAACTTGTTGCGTATCACCAGCGTCCTGCACCCTAGTTTTCTCTGCTTGACCGTATGCCTTTTCAACAGCATCCATAGTATCTTTCAGATCAACTGACAACTTTTCTGTACTTACTTGGGCTAGGACTCCCTCCTTCACCTCATTTACTGAGAGCGCTGGATCAGTCATGTAACCGGCGATTATTTCATTCACCCTACGGTTTTGTCCAACCTTAAACTCGTCAGGCAATGTGTATCCATGCTCAGGCTCCATCATTTTGGCCTGATCTTTCAATTTAACATAGACAGCATTACCCTCCTTGTCATACATTGCAACCATATCATCCTCACTAATCAGATTTGAATAGGCGGATTGAAGCGCTGCTACTACCTTATGGTTTGTAATACCATTATTTTTAATAAATGATTGGAAATCTTTGTTTGTTTTTAAGTTTCCAGATAGGAATAATTCTCTTGCCTTAGTTAGAGCGCCAGATATTTCTACGTCTGAGGTAGCCGCTCTACTAGCATCAATATCCCCTCTGTTTACCCTATACCCGACCTCCCGCTCTTTCTCTAGATCATCTCCCTCTCTCCGAAAGATGGTATCATAGTTTTTATTAGCCTCATTCCAACGATACATGGGTATCTTCTTGCCCTTATCAAAAGCAGCAAACCTGTCGGCTAGATACTTAAAAGTATCTCCGCTAAGATTCTTTCTCTTAGTGAAAAGCACAAGGTCGTCCATAGTTTCACCGGGATTATGCAGCCACTCATCCCAAGCCAATTCCTTTTCTATGTCTACTGCATCTACGTCTGGTTTAGTTGACGTTGTGCCTCGTCTTGATGGGCCGCTTCTAGCCCTAGGCCGTCCCGGTCTACCCTTTAAATTAGAGACAAGCATATCTAGGCTATCAGTAAACGACTCTTCCTTTCGCAGCATCTTATTAAACTTATCCTCGTCAAGAAGTTGTGCTTGTTTTTTTAATACTTCTTGGTTATACTGCCCTTGCGCCTTACCCCGTATGTTCGATTCCTGCGGGTTGTATTGGGATGGCAGCATTTGTGGAGGCTCGCTCTGTCCAAAGGTATAGTCTTTTTCCCTCTGAGCGGCTTCTATCGTTGCTAAAGCGCGCTGAAACCTCTCCTCTTCAGATAATTGTTCGTCAAGTAAACCCATTAGTTCTCCACCTATTTAAGAAGGGTATATCAGGGACATTGAAATCTTCTAGGGTTGCCATTGTGTTTTTAGGGCCAGAAGATACATCAAATATAGAAGTTTTTAGATCGGTAGGTTTGCCGACTACCGCCCCCGGAGGGGCAGACGTTTGGCTAGGAGTTCCTAGCGCCAACTCTTGCCAGAGCGCCTGTTGCTTTGCCTTTTCATCCTCTATTTGCTGCCATCTACCATATGCTGTGTTGTAACCAGCAGAGTCGTATGTGCGCGGCTTGTACCGATCTTTATTAGCCATAGGGTCAAAATCCCATCCCCCGCTTGGATCAAACCTTGTTATCCCATATCCACTTTCTTTACCCGGGTGCATTCCAGACCCTCCCGTGGCATAAAGGGGAATTTCGCGCAATCCCCGCATCGCTCCTGTTTGAGTCTGAACACCGCTTGTTGGCTTTCCTACCGTAAAAAAATCACTCGTCTGAGGCTCTGGATTAGGCTGCCCAAACTTCCATTTCCAATCATCAAACATTACAGTACACCGTAGTTAACGTGCTTGATGCCTTCAACCTCTACCACTGCATCAGGTCTGGTGATCTCAATCTCTTGAGCGATTACGCCTCGACTTCTAGTGTTGGAGCCTTTGAAGTTATAGGTATAGACGTTATGACCATTCCAAGTTCCATCAAACTCAACGTTCTCTTTCATCCTAGAGTCAGACATTCCGTAGAGAGATGCGGCGATACCCACTGCTTGCCCAAGTTGATCCATACCGCTCTTACCCGGTGAGGTCTGGGTGGTAGTCCCGCCATAATTACCAGTAACCATCTTCATGTAGTTAGACAACTGCTGTTGTGGAGCATTAGCCTCGTACTGGTATCTAGCCATATCACTATCCATAGTCGCTTGAGTCATCGCCCTACGCTGTGCGCCAACATCTCCCATAGCACCATACATATTAAGCGGGGCTGACATGATTGATGGGTACATCTGCTGACCGTATTGCTGCTGACCAATGATCTGGTTAGCGGCAGGGAGCCTTTGTCCTTGAGCGCTTTGATAGGCTCCTGAATACATATCAGCAAGTGGCTTAGTTAGGCCAGACTTAACTGCATTTGTTACAGCCTTATCCTGCTCTAGTCCAGCACGACTTGATCCACCGGGCTGGTGCATTACCTGTTGCTGTCGAATTCCGGGAAGTATATTCTGCTGTAGATTTCCAATAACACCCTGAGTTAGGGCGTTCTCCATTGCATTATATGGAGTGCCAGCACCAGTCCTGACATTACCTGCCAATAGGTCTGATGACTGTTGTGGATTAAACCCTGTATACCCACCCAGACTACGCATGAGAGCGCCTTCACCACCCGCTTGCATACCAGCAGCCCTTGGCCCCTTAGCATAGTTAACCGCTTGCTGTTGGGCATAGGTCTGCAATGGGTCAAACCCTGCTAACGTTTCATTAGGGTAATAACCGGGCGCACCTTGATCGAAGATGTTCTTAGCCTGTTCAAAGCCAC